GTCGCCTACAAGTACGGCAAGTCGGGCAAGTCTTACGCCGACAAGGGCAAGGCCGAGAAGCAGGGCCGCGCCATCGAGGCGTCAAAGAAGCGGCGGGTGAAGTATGGCAAGTAAGCCGGGGCTCTACGAGAACATCAGGCGCAAACGGGTCCGCATCAAAGAGGGCAGCGGCGAGAAGATGCGCAAGCCGGGAGAGCCCGGTGCGCCGACCGCCCAGGCCTTCAAGGACAGCGCGAAGACCGCGAAGAAGCGGGTGCGTCGTGGCTAAGCCGGCGAAGGGCAAGGCCCGCGTCAAGATCACCGCGAGCGGCAAGAAGGTTAGCTACGGACAAGCTGGGCAGGCCAAGGGCGGCGGGCCGAGGGTCAAGCCCGGCACGTCGAAGGGCGATGCCTATTGCGCCCGCAGCGCCGGCCAGATGAAGGACCACCCGAAGGCCGCCCGCGACCCCAACTCTCCGCTGCGCCTGTCGCGCAAGCGGTGGAAGTGCAAGGGTACGAGGTCAGCGGCATGAACCAGGACGACTACGCCAGAGGCGGCCACCCTAGATCGCGCCCTGTTCCGCATCACTGGGGAGACCCTGTCCCCGGATCCGGCAGGATGCGTATATGCCGCAAATGCGGCGCTAAAGAGCTGTCCACGAGTATCACGGTAGACCACCCAGACTATTCCTGCAGCGGCCTCGATCCTGTGGCTCACCCCCTAACTGAGACTGAATATGAGCCTATCTGAGGAGCCTGATACATCGTTTGCGAACTGGTTATATTCTCCGCTTATGTCGGTGGATCAGGACTTTATCCACGACACCTTTGGCACCAGTGCTCAGTGGCTCTCCAATTATTTGGGCAGTGGGTCGCTCGATTCCATGCGAGTCCTGGTGTGGGAAAGCGCTCCCAGGGCGGTGTTTGTCTTCTCTGAGCAGACCGGCAAGGCGATCAGGACAGCTAGATGTGGTTGGCTTCCCTGCTCGATCCCCTGCCTAGCCAGTGGAGAGTGTTAACGGCGATGTCGTCTGACGTTGATCTGGCTGATGCCATCTCCGAATTCTACGCAGATCCGCTAGGTCATGTGCTGTTCAGCTACCCGTGGGGCGAGGCGCAGCTCTCCGGGTTCGAGGGGCCCGACGACTGGGCCCGGGACTTTCTGACCGATCTAGGCGCCGAGGTCAGGCAGCGCGGCTTCGACGGTAGGAAGGCGGTCGACCCCATCCAGTTCAGCACGTCCAGCGGCCACGGCATCGGCAAGTCCGCCCTGACGGCGTGGCTGATCCGCTGGATCATGGACACCCGGCCGCACGCGAAGGGCATCGTGACGGCGAACACCGCCGAGCAGCTCCGCACCAAGACGTGGGCCGAGCTGGCGAAGTGGCACCACATGGGCATCACGAAGCACTGGTACCACCTAAACAGCGGCGGCGGCTCGATGAACATGTACCACAACGATCACCGGGAGACGTGGCGGGTCGACGCCCAGACCTGCCGGGAGGAGAACAGCGAGGCGTTCGCCGGGCTGCACAGCGCCCAGTCCACGCCGTTCTACATCTTCGATGAGGCTTCCGCCGTGCCCGACAAGATATTCGAGGTCCGCGAGGGCGGCCTGACCGACGGCGAGTCGATGACGTTTGACTTCGGAAACCCGACGCGGAACACGGGCAGGTTCTTCGAGAACATGCAGGGCAGGTTCCGGCACCGCTACATCCGGCGGCACATCGACAGCCGGGACGTCAAGATCACCAACAAGCGGCTCTTCGAGCAGTGGATCGACGACTACGGCATCGACAGCGACTTCGTAAAGGTCCGCGTGCTCGGCCAGTTCCCATCGGCCGGCGAGCTGCAGTTCATCGCCACGGCCGACGTTCGCGGCTGCATCGGGCTGGAGGTCGCGGTGCAGCCCCACGACCCGCTGGTCATGGGGGTCGACGTGGCCCGGTTCGGCAGCGATCAGAGCGTGATCTACTTGCGGCAGGGGCGGGACGCCGAGAGCCAAGGCGTCCACACCTTCCGAGGGGTGGACACCATGACGCTGGCCTCGAAGGTCGCCGAGGTCGCCCGGCAGAAGGCCCCGGACGCCATCTTCATCGACGGCGGCGGCGTGGGCGGCGGTGTCGTCGACCGATGCCGGCAGCTCGGCCTCGACGTGATCGAGGTCAACTTCGGCAGCAAGGCGACCCAGCCGGGCTATGCCAACCTCCGCGCACAGATGTGGGGCAACCTGCGGGACGCCATCAAGGACGGCATCCGGCTGCCCGACGATCCAGATCTGGTCAGCGACCTGACGGGGCTGGAGTACGGCTACACGCTGCGGAACGAGCTGAAGCTGGAGAGCAAGGAGGACGCGAAGAAGCGGGGGCTGCCCTCGCCGGACTTGGCGGACGCGCTGGCGCTGACCTACGTCTTCCCCGTATACCCCTCCCGGATGGGGTTTCAGGGCACTCAGCAGGCTACTACGGCTGACTACGACCCCTTCTCAGCGCGCGCGAATTAGTGTATACGTTTATTCAGGATTTTTAGTATGGATGGGATTGTCATATTTTCCAGTGCCAATAGTCACCCTCTAGCGTTTCTTTTAAACCGGTCGTTCCGGCACGTATGGTGCGCTTTGCGCGACGAGGATCGCGGTGTCTGGGTGAGCTGCAACTGGCACCAAGGTGTCCCGGTCATACAGGTTGAGGCAGGTTGTGACTTTGATTTGGCTGCGTACTACGAGGAGAAAGGCTACACGGTGATTGCCATGCGGCGAGGAGAGGATCCACCTAACACCCCTGTGGTGCTGAATAATTGCGTTGGCTACGTCAAGGTGGCTATGGCCATCAGAAGCTGGGCCCTCACACCCTACCAACTATACCGACACCTGACTAAGGAGCTAACTACATGAAGAGGCTGTTCATCATCCCCGGATTCGGTGGGGGTTCCGCCCCGTCACCGCCCCCGCCACCTCCACCGCCACCGCCTCCTCCCCGGAAGGCAGACGCCGCTGTGCAGGCTGCCCGCGATGACGAAATACGTCGCCAGAAGCAACGGGCTGGCATGGGTGGCACCGTGAAAACTAGCGCCCTGGGCGTCACGGATGCTGCGGCTACAACCAGCAAGACCCTCTTAGGTAACTGATATGGCGTACATGAACTCAAAAGACGCCGGCGGCTCGCTGATGAGCGATCCGTTTGCGGGTGAAGACGAATACCTACCGAAGCTGTACCTCGAAGAGGAGCAGCTTGCTGCGCTAGGCGATATTGGTGATGTCGGCGACACTCGCGAAATCCACTGCAAGGTGCGCGTTGCGTCTATCTCCAAGGGGCAGGACGGCTCCCGTGCCACACTTGAAGTGATCGAGATGGAGTTTATGGAGGATGACAGCGAGCAGGGCGCTGCCGCTGATCGCATGTATCCTACCATGAGGGCCTGATATGCCTCTGCCTAGTGTTGATAATCTACACACGACGATCCCGCTCAAGGGTAAGAAGTCGGCACTTTATCGCCGCTACGTGAAACTGGAGAACGATAGATCTTCGTTCCGGTCTCACTGGATGGAGATCAGCGACTACATTGCCCCGCGCCGTGGCCGGTACCTGATCGAGGGCCAGAATAGTCGCGGCCGCAAACGGACCACCAAGATTATCGACAGTACAGGCACCCAGGCCTTGCGTGTTATGGCGGCCGGTTTGATGTCTGGTATGACATCTCCGGCTCGACCCTGGCACCGGCGCAAGGTTCGAGACGACTTGATGGATAACGGCGAGGTGCGCCAGTGGCTGGCTCAGGTCGAGATGATCGAGCGGTCCATCCTGCATAAGTCCAACTTCTACAACTCGATCTACACGGTCTACACGGAGCTGGGCGCGTTCGGCACCGCTCCGCTCTACAGGCAGCCGTCGTTTGACGACGTGATCCGGTTCCGGCCGTTCACCGTCGGCGAGTATGTGATCGCCGAGAACGACCAAGGCGTTGTCGACACTCTGGGGCGACACTTCACGATGACCGTCGGGCAGATCGTGCAGAAGTTCGTTCACGATGACGCGACCGGCAAAATGGACTGGACGGGGGTCAGTAAGGCTACCCGCCGCCTATGGGATCAAAGTAATTACGACGAGTTGGTGGAGATCCTGCACCTAATTGAGCCGCGCCTGATGGGTGACCGGGACTACGACAAGAAGGACGCCTTGAACATGCCGTTCAAGAGCTGCTACTTCGAGCTGGCGTCTGAGAGCGACGAGCTGCTCATGGAGAGCGGCTACCGCAAGTTCCCCGCCTATGTGCCCCGCTGGGACGTGCTCAGCGGCGACGTGTACGGACGTTGTCCGGGCATGGATACGCTGGGCGACATC